GGCGTAGACGCCAGCATCGATCATGGGCGTGTCGCCCTTGGTGAAGCTCTCGCCGGTGCCCTCGTCGCGGAAGGACTTAAGAATATGTGCGCGTTTCTTCTGCTCGGGCATGATGGTCTCCTGTGGTCGGTGGATGCGCTCGCCCAGCCGGGACTTTCACCCGGCCCTCCGGCCTCCCACGGTTGCCCGTGCATCCGGTGCTCTTCGCGCGCTTTCCTGAGCTATGGGCGGTCCATGGGGGCAGCTGCCCTTGCGGAAGGTCTAGGCGTCGTAGGACACCTTGAAATCTTGCGTTCGTTCGAAGGTGTTGCCCGGGCCGTCGAGTTCTGGCCCGCGGCCGGCGGTGAGGATCGAGACGCGGGTCGCTCCGCCGAGGTCGCCGGTGCGCCCGGCGCAGCAATTCTTGACGAGGAGCATCGCCTTGCGTTGGTCGCGGTAGCTGTCGGCACGCACGGTAACCGAGACGCGGTCGATTGTGCGGGTCGTGCCTTCGCGCTTGAGTGTATGACGCTCGACCGTGCTCGTTTCCTTCACCAGAAGCGCGGGGAGGGTGACATCATCCGGGAGCCGCCCGCCTTTGACCTGCGCGGGCGTGAACATCTCCATCATGGCGGTGTCGGCGAGCAGCAGCGCGCCTATGATGTCGGCGCCCGTCATTCGCCGTCTCCTTCCGGTCCCGGCGCGATTCCGGCGCGCGAAACCCGCTTGGTGATGTAGGCCTGCGCCGCTGCGATCGCCTCGCTCTCCTTCATGTCGAGGGCGGGACGAAAGGTCGGTTGCGGCCGGGCGCCGGGGTGAAACACGGTTGAACCCACGAATGTACCGCCGATCAGCAGCGAATGTCCCTTGTCCGCATCCTTGGCGAGCGTGTTGATCCGCCCTACGCTGCGCCCGCCGCGCTGGCTGTCGTCGACGCTGATGAAATGCGGGTCGGTGCCATATTCCAGCCAGACCCCGATCGAACGTGCCCAGCCCGGCTCCACATCTATGGTGACCTTGATCTGGTCGTCACCCTTTCGGGTGCGGATGCGGACCGCGTCGCGGACCTCGTCGGAGGGCGTGCGATCCTTGATCTCGTCGGCGACGACATTGGCGCCGGCGCGAGCTGCACCGCGGAGAACGCTGGTCATCTGAGCGGGGACGCTCGCAATAAACGCCCGAACTTCGGATTTGCCGCGAACAGTCGGCATCAGGCGGGGTTCCCGGCCGTGCCGTAGTCCTCGACCATGAATTCGAGCCGTACGCGGCGGCCGACTTCGGCCGGGCCGGCGACGATCTGCATGATGCGCGCGCCAGTGTAATCGACGACATCGCCCGAAACGAGCGCGCCCATGACGAAGCGCATGTTGGGCGTGATCCCGACACGGTAGCGAATCTGGACGCGTGCCGGCCGAGCGCTGAGATTTATACCACTTGCGATTTTTTCACCGCGGCTGGGCAGCACGTCCTGCACGTTCGCAAACACGGGTGCGACCAGCGCCCAGCCACCCGAACCCGCGCCGTCAAAGCTACCGTCGGCCACGGGGTGCTCAATTCTGATGGTTCGATCGAGTGGCGGAAGTTTCATGGTCCTACGCCATCCCCGGGCGATGATAATCGGCGAGCAGCCATTCCACGGCCGAAGTGCCATTGCCAAGGTTGGAGCGATCGTCGTCGTTCATGCCAACGATGAGGCAGATCGCCTGGATCATCACCGGCGGGACCGCGTCCGGATCGTCATAGTCCGCGAAAGCTTTGTGAGTGTGCTTCTCGACCCAGCTTTGCGCGCCCGCGACCATGATGCCGAGCGGGTCGTCTTGCGACGAGTCGTCGGCGTCATAACGCAGGTATTTTTTGATGTCCGCGATGGCGACGCTCATTTATCTTTCCCGTCGCGGCCCTTTTTGACCGCGAGGCGCCACCCGCTGTCCGGCGTGTCGGGTTTCCCATCGGTGGCGCGCTGTGCGATCCAGAGCGACCCGGCCCATGTGACGGCGTCGCCGCGCGCATAGGGACCCGGTTTCCACACATCCCGATAAATGATCACGGGGAACTCGAACTCGAATGAATGCATCACGTCACCATGCGTGAAGCAGAATTTGAACGTCCGATCGTCGTCGCTCTGGACGATATCGAAATCGTTGAGCGTGAACGGAACGGCCGGGGGCGCGTTCGTCCCATCCTTGCCGATGACGCGGCCGAGCTCTTTGGTGCAGCCGTCGGTCAGCGTGAGCACGAGGTTGCCGTCGCGATCGATCAGCGCGCCGGCGAGGCCTATGCCGTTGTTGCCGTCCTTCGGCACCGGCAGCGCGGAAACAGCCCGGGCGACGCTGGCAGCGACTGCGTTCTCGATTGCTGCGGCATCCGGCTCGGCCGGGACCGGCGCGGGCAGGGCGGCGATGGCGTCGTCGACCATCTGCTTGATAACGGTAGGATCGACGCTTTCACCGTCCTTCGGCACGGGCATGGTCGCAAACGCGGCGCTGACCAGGTCGGAGAGGATGGCCTTCACGGCCTCCATGTCGACTTCGCCGGGATCGCCCTTGATCGCGGCGGGAAGCTGGCGCGTCTCGAGGCTCGCGATACGCTCGGCCATCGCCTTGTTCTCGGCGATCAAGGGCGCGGTCGCTTCGCACACGGCGCCAGCCACGACATCGGCGATGGAGTCGAGGTCAAGCATTCACACGCTCCCTGATTTTCTCGCGCAGCAGCGCTTTTTGCCCCGCGAGCGTGGCTGCTCGCTCTGCCTCGGTCGGCTTGTCGTCATTGGCGGGCGGAGGAGGCGGCGCGTTAGCCTCGGCGATCAGCTGGGCGTCGCGCGCGGCGATCGCGCCAAGACTGTGATCCTGTTGCTGCAGGTAGACGGTGCCGCCGCCCTCGGGCAGCGCGGCATAGCCCAGCTCACGCCGCTGCTCATCGAGGGTAAGCTTACCCTTCTTCTTCTCGACGGCGTCGACCTGCGCGGTGCTGTCCATGCGGATCAGCCCGCTGATATCGAACTCCACGCCGGCGCCCTCGCGGAACCCGAGGCCTTCGTCCAAGCAGAGCTCGATATCCTCGATGTGCGATTGAACGCAGGTCGAATAATAGAGCGTCGTAAGAGCCTCGACATTGTCGCTGCTCGGCGCGGCCCCGATACCGACCATGAAGCCAGGAACATGATATACGGAGCAGATGACCTCGGCGGTCCATTTCAGCTGATCGATCACCTGCGCGTCGGTGGCCTTGATAGTGAACGGCTCGTATTTCAGGCCCTCACCGAGCACCGCGGTCTTGCCCGAATTGGCGCCGGTATAGTTTGTCTCCCACGTCGCCTTGAGCGTGGCAGCAGTCTCGTCGCTAATCTTCTTTTCCGTGCGTAGCGCGCCGCCGGGACGGGCACCGTTCTGGAAAAGCAGCGTATTCGCCCGTTCAATGGCGTTGCTCTGCATTGCGGCATGGCCCGCGGCAAAAACCGGGGAGAGGCCGACGAGGGGATGAAAGAGGCAGTTGAATCGGTCGTGCATCATCTCGCGCGCGGGCACGAATACCTGCTGGCTGATGCCGGACAGATTGTCGGCGTCGAGCTGATAGAAGACGTCGCCGCTTTCCGAGACGAGGACCGTGCAGCGGTCCGGGTCGAGGATATGCATCCCCGACACCATGCCGGCATTATTGCGGACCTTCAGCGTATAGGTGTTTCCGGTTCGCAGCTTCGAGAGAACCCACGATTCGATGAATTGGATGCGGTTCTGATACCCGTTCGGGCGGCGGAGCACGGTGCGATACGGACTGTTGCGCCGTTCGCGCCAGATCCCGTCCTCGCCCTGCTCGACGATCTTGATCCACAACTTCTTGATGTCAGAGGCGATGCGGGTTTGGCATGAAAACACGGCGTGATTGGCTTGCACCGTGGTCAGGTCGACGCGCACATCCTGTTGGAAGGCTCCGGGATAAGATTCGTTCGCGAACAGCCGGAACCAGCCCCTACCGCCATCGGCAGGGGACATGGTCGCGGCTCGTTTGATCTCGAAGCCGAACGGGAGTTTCACGCCTCGGGCGTGTCCGTGTCTTCGTCGGCAGGCGCATTGGTTTTGCCGTCAGTGCCGGTTTCGGGCGCCGTTTCGGGTTCCTTCACGGGTGCAGTCTCCTCGACCTCGGTGGCCGGCGGGTTCGCCTGCTCCTCGACAGGGGCAGGCGCGGCCTCCTCGGGTGAGGCCGTCTTGCCCTTCCCTCGCGCCGGCGGCTTCGTAGCCTTCGCAGGCTTCTTCGGAGCAGTAGCCTTGTGCTTGGCATCCTTTGCGGGCGCCGTCGCAACGGACGGCTGCTTGGCGCGCTCGGCCGGCTTTGGTGCAGGGCTAGGCGACGGGGAAGGCGCGGACCCATCCGAGACGGGGAGTTCCGCGCGTTTCAGCGCAATCAGCAAGCGAGCGTCGGTGCGGTTGCGCGCTGTGAAGATATCGCCAGCCGTGAGGTGGCGCGTCGCATAGGTGAACGACTTTTTGGCGATCAAATCACGCTGGGGCATGTCACCCTCCTAAAATAGAGGACGGGCGGCCCGGGTCGGGCCGCCCGCCGTGAGGTTTACGGAATGACTTCTTCCGTGCCGTAATCGGCGTCACCGATGTACGCGACGGCCGACGCGCGGCGCTTCGCATAGTTCAGCGGGCGGACGACCTTCAGGGCGACCGAATCCGTCTGGAACATCGAAACGACGCTGGTGTTGGCCGTCGGCGTGTCGCTTTCGCCGTTCGGCGCGCTGTCCATCTGGATCGACGCCTCGGTCGAGAGGGAAACCTCCACGCCACGATCGCCGATCTTGTAGATGTCCGACGGTTTCAGCAGGATGAGGTCGCCCGCACCGACATTGCCGCCGCCGTGGATCGGATCGCCCTTCAACGTGCCACCACTGGCGCTGATGCCCGGGAAGGCGTCCTGCCCAAGAGCATTCTGCATCAGGCCCAGCGACTTCGCGAGAGACTCGGTCGTAACGAACTCGAGGCCCGAGGCGTTGTTCATCGCGATAAACCCAGCATAGAGCGCTTTGATGTCGGTCGTGACATCGATGACGTCCGTCCCGGCGCTCGTCCCAGCCGTCAGGCCGTTCAGAATTCCGGCGGGCGACACGCCTGCGACAGCAGCAGCATTGCTGAAGAAGGTCTGATCCACGCGTTGCGCCGATGCCTCGACGAGCGCATCGCGAACCAGCTTCTCCGCCGACGGCGTGGAGTCGCGAAGGAGTTCCTTCGAAACCACGGCGAGAGCGGCGACCTTCAGAGGCCCCAGATTGACGTTGAAGAAGTCGGCTTTGCTGAGCGGGATCGACTTCGACTCACCGACCCAATAGGCCGTTGCGGCACCGTCCTGACCCTTGATCTGCACGTTCGCAGGGACTTCGCGCAAATTGAGGCGGTCGAACAGCGTCCGGGCATAGAGATAATCGATGAAGTCGCCGGTGTAGCGGGTATCCGCAGCAACGAGCTCAGCGCCCCATTCACCCGCTCCAGTGCCGCCGCCCGCAACAGCGGCCTTGATGACCTGGACGAGCTGGGGGTTCGATTTGCCCCAGCGAGCATTGGCGATGCCTTCAGCCGAGAACCCGTCCAGCCGCGCCAGCGTCTTTGCGATCACCATGCGGGTGAACATCTGTCCTTCGAACGCTTCGTCCGTATCACCCTTGTTGATGATGGTGATACCGCCGCGCGATGCGCCGGCGTCGGCCGCCGTCTTGCCGGCAGCGGGAGTCGCCGAAGCTGCAGCGGCCTTTTCCATCTTGCGAAGACGGTCGAGGTGCTTATCGATCGACGCGATATCGGCGTCGTTGTCGTCATAGGTCTGCGATTCCTCAGCATCGAGGGTCGTGCCGGCTTCCGCCGACTTCGTCATGATCGCCTCATTGGCGGCCATCAGCGAGGCGCGCTTCTCTTCGTAAGCGCGGATCTGTTCTGCAATATTCATGGTGATAGTTCCTTGATCAGGCCCGCTTGATTTCGCGGATAACAAAGGGTTTCGCCCGATCGCGGGCAGGCGCATCCAGCTTCACGACGCGCACGGAATTGCCAGGCGAGGCAGACGTGTCGCGGAGCGGAATAGTGGGTTCGGCGACGCCGGCCGCTTTACGCAGCCCTTCGTCGATCGACTTGATGGCGGAGATCGTGGCGTCAGCCTGGCACGGGATCGTAACGGCGCTGAGCTCGAACCAATCCCATTCGTCGAACTCGATGCCGCCTTCGCTGAGGAAGGCGTATTTGAGGGGGTTGAATCCGATCGACACCGCGGCGACGAGCTTCATCTTGATGCACTGCCAAGCGAAATCGAGAAGCTCCTTGAGCTTGCCCGGTTCGTCGGTCTGCGCAATTTTCGCTCTGAAGTAGATGCCGTCCTTCGTGGCCTTCGCCTCGATCACATGGCCGATCGGCTCGCGTGAATTGTGCTGCCAGAGGAAAGGCAGGGGGAGGTTGAACTTCGCGCCGAGCGGATTGACGATATCGCCCATGCGGTCGGGCGAAGGAGTGCTGGCGATCCCTTCAATGATGCGCTCGGCTTCGTCGAACGACTTCACCGTGAGCGTGGAATAAGCGCGGTTTTGCATAGCGTGTCCTCACACAAAGAATATCTGGGCTTGGCTGGTGGGCCGCTCGAATGCGCAGGCCGCGCCAACGGCCATGCAAATCGCAATCGCGGCATCGATCTTGTTCGCGGCCCGCTCCTTGGCGAGCCAGTAATTTCCCCAGCGATCCTCGTCGGTCACCGCGCTCATCATGGCGCTGATCAGGACGGGGTTTCGGCGGAAGCGGATGCGTCTCTCGAGAATGAGCTGTTCGACCATGCGGACGCTCATCGGCATCCAGAGACCTTCGGGTTCCCGGCCTGCATCCTTGGCCGCTTCCTTCATTTCTTCGGTCGGCTTGCCCTTTTTTGTGCCGCCCTGCGGATGCTCAACGCACTCGATCGACAGACCGAGCTCGTTCATTTCGGGCTCGAGCATCCGGGCGAAAGCGTACCGGTCGTAGGCGAGGCACTGGATGTCGAAATTGTAGTCAGCCTCGGCCAGCGCCTGCGCCACGTGGCGGTAATTGATGCTCTGTCCCTTGGGCGCTTCGAGGTGCCCTTGCTCCACCCACAAGTCATATCGTTGCTTGTCGCTCAAGACCCGGGCCGCGAGCGTGTCTCCCGGGGTCCATGCCTGCACCCAAGCGTCATAGAGGGGCTTGCCGGCATGTTCGCCTTCATCGACGGTTCCGGTCTGGACGCAATAGCCGAGCGCGGTGATGTCCTTCACCTGGCTAAGGTCGGCGCCGAGGAATGCCGTCTTCCCATGGTGGATGACGGGATCGAAATCCGCGATGCACGGCTCCAGGGCCGCGCGCGTCATCCAAGCCGTCGCGGCGTCGGTCCAGACGCAGAAGTGCAACCGAAGGATGCCGTTCAACGCGCCCGGCATCGCCTTGGCCTGGGCGACCTGTTCGGCGAGCCACTCCTCCGTGATGGTGACGCCGAGGAGCGGGTTGGCCTTCGCCCAGCAGCTCGGATCGGTCAGCGGGTTGTCGCCCGGATCGAGCGAGCAGACGAAAGCGAAGGTCGTGTCGTCGATCGGCTCGCCGAGATAGTGCGGATCATCGTCTTTCGCGTCGGGGTTGCCCGCGGCGACCCGAACCGCGTGTTCGTGCTGCTCGTAGCAGAAGCTGTTT